ATTCGTTCTGAACCTATCTTTAAAGCTAGTAGTAAAGTTAATGAGTTACTACCGAATAAGAAGGCTATGGATAAAGTACGTAAATTTTACGGTTCTCCATTTGCTAACTTTGTTGCTTCAAAGATGGTTCTTGCTGGTCTTCCGGAATTTATGTGTCGTTTTAAGAATGAAACTGAGTGCATGGTAGGGATTAATGCTACTTCTATTGAGTGGCAAAAATTCCATGATCATGTTACTAAGTTTGGTGACGATCGCATGATTGCAGGAGACTTTGCAGGTTTTGATACGCGCATGGCAGCGCAGATCACAACCGCAGCAGCTAGTATTATAGTAAGTTGGTACAAAGCTGCTGGTGTATCTGAAGAGGACCTCCAGTTAGTTCGAGGTTGCTTATCAGATATTGTGAATCCAAATATTTTGTTCGAAGGAGATCTTTATCGCTTTGCGAATGGAAATCCGTCTGGAAATTTAATTACAGTCCAGTTGAACAGTATTTGTAATTCTATTATGATGAGATATTGTTATTATAAAATCAATCCTAAAGTAAAAGTTCCATTTAATGAGAATGTAGCTTTGGCAACTTATGGTGATGATAATACAATGTCTGTCAATAAGTGGTGTCCCTGGTTTACACACACTGCTTGTCGTGATGTTTTCGCGACCGTAGATATTGAATATACTATGGCCGATAAGGAAACAGAATCGAAACCCTATATTTCGAAAAATGAGATTTCTTTTTTGAAGAGAAAATTTCGTTTCGAACCCAATTTTGGGAAGATAGTTGCGCCTATTGAAGAAGATTCTATCTTGAAGAAATTTCATTATGTTAAAAAACCTTCGGAATCACCATTAACATTTGAGGAGCAATTTGCTGCTTATTGTGATGGTGCTTTCCGTGAAGCTTATTTGCATGGGAAAGATTTTTATGAAAAATTTTCATCAAAAATACGCACTATTGTGGAATTGAATCCAACTTTAAAGACATTTGTTTGTTTTATCAGTTATGATGATATGACAAAAGTCCTAAAAGCTTATTATAGGGATGATTATTGTGGCAATAGAATGAGAATCACTGCTGAGAGTGATTCTTACTGCTACAATGATTTGGAATAAATTCCATTTATGAGTATTCTTTAAAAGTTCGTATACTCTAAGCTACGGCATACGAAACTTGGGAGATATATCTGATTTACCCAATATGGAGCTTGTAACTCTATTTTGTAGGAATGATATATTTCTCTTGTACAAATAATGGTGGTTGAATAATGCGCCAACTCACCATTTTATCAAATGCATTACTATTTTATTTACTTACTTTATGTCCAAGCCATGGATTTATAATATGGTAATTTATGTCGCAGGTATATTTTTATGTTTAGGTATTATATTTAACACTGTTGTACATTTTTTATATCATTCACTTTTAGTGGAGGATGTTTTGGCATTATCTTCAGCTGTTAAAGCTGGAGCTGTGTCTGTTGCTGGTGTCACACGCGATGAGTTTATTAATTACTTATCGAAAATTCAAAGAATAACCAGATTACATTATTTGTGTGTCTATGATCGGT